ACTGTATAACAAAATACGTATTTTCGGAGCAATATTTACATAACCAAATGTGTATATGGCGACTACTTTAGACGAGATAAAAGAAATATTATTGACAATGAATACAAATATTGAAAAACTCAACGAAAAACTAGATATGTTGTCTAGTAAATTGGATGGAGAGGTAATTGACGAATGTAAAAAAATGAGTTCACATATAAGTTTTGTAGAAGGAGTGTATGACACAATGAAACATCCGCTAAACTATATTTGCGATTCAATAAATGCCATATCTACGACTAAGCAAATATGTAATGATCCATCATAATGTTCATTTGTACTTATTGTAATACAGTGGAGTACAGTAGTAATAATGTGGCTTGAACAATGAGTCCAGATACGCCGTCATGATACATACCCCCAACTACACCTAAATTGTCATAATAATATTTTTCAAGATAAGGGAATAACTTACTCCATTTCATAATGAATCCATACAATGCGCTAATAATAAATGTGAGTACCATAAATTTTCCAACGGTTACTAAATCAAAAATGCTTTTGGGAAAAGACATAATAGACAAAATAATAGGTTGTGTGGTTGCTCCTACAAAACCAGCGATCAAAGCGGCTGCTAAAAGAGTATGTTGTTGAAAGTAAGGTTTCAAATATTTAACAAAATTCATTTGTAGTGAAGTGGGTAGCTTTTCAAAATGGAGAGACATAAACCGCAAGACAACGTCCCATAAAGCAGTTACAATGAACGTTAAAATGATCAATTTACAATCCATGTAGATATAATATTAGTATAGATGAAATATTAGTATAGATGAAATAATTCTGTGAAGAGCTATGTAAACATTGTTGAAAGTAACATTAGAGACCCAATAGCTGTCAAATTTTTCATAAAAGCGGAATATTGACCCTTATTTGTGGGGAAATGATAAATAAGATTAGCTAAAACAGTAAATATGGCTAATCCCAAGCTAGAGTAATACGCATAATCATGGTAAGTATTTGTGTATAGAGAAAACATAATGATGATTGGAGCAATGATCTCTAACAACACAACACCTATTATGGTTACATCATAGAAAAATCTAGGCATTTTTTGTAAGAAAAACATACTTTGAAAGCCTTTCACAGTGGAGGAAAAATTCATGGCTTTTTTGACACCTGCTAAAAAATACATAAGTAAAATCAAAAACGTGTATACCAATACGTATGATGACGTCATATACATATTGATACGATTAAAATATTATTGTTACTCTGAAATGAAATGAAATGAAACGACACAATCTGAAAATACTTAGAATAGACCAAATAATCTTTTACCCTTGGTGTTCTTCTTAGTCTTTTTATGTGACGTTTTGTTTTTATGTGTTTTTCCATTTTTAGACGAACCCTTTTTATCTTTCTTAGTTTTGTTATGATCGCGTGTACGCGTCTTTTGTTGTTCCTCTTCAAATGGAACATAACGCAAGAACCATGATTCATATTCCTTTGAATCGCGATTATTCTTCAATTCTTTATACTTTTCAGACTTGATATTTCGCATCTCTTCTAATGTTTCTTGTTTACCATAACAGTTAATACTGAAACGCTTTAAAACACCTTTCTGTTCTAGACGGTTTCGCTGTTGAACATCAAATAAGTATTGAGCCATACATACAATGCGCTCATCATCGTAATATTCGCGTCCACTGTAGAAAAATGCGAAATAAAAACTCAACATAGTGTCAATCGTAGCAACCCGAATACTTTTCTTACCCTTTTTAATAATATTATAACTGTGACATGCTAGAGGTTTATAAATAAAAGCAACTGTTTCGTAAATATTATTGATCTTGACCTTTACTTCAATGTGAGGAGCAATTAGTTCTCCAATACCATTGTGCTTAATTAGTTGTATTCCAGTATAATCAAAATCCTCTAGACGTTCTTTTAACATAGTAGCGGCTTTTTCTGGTTCTTCAGATAATACGTCAAAATCCGGGCTTTTGTGAAACATTTTGCGTTGTTTTGCGGGCATATAGGAAGAATATAGATAGCTGGCATAACCACCAAAAAATACAAGACCTTGATCAATAAACGCATCACGAACCGTGTAATACAATTGTTCTTCCTTTTCAGGATTAACCTTTTCAAATTTTCTTTGAAATGTCTTGGGATCGCAATGTTTTCCTTTTAATGGGTAATTTTTGTTAAGTAATATGAGTCGTTTTAAAACTTTCTCCCATCTGCTAATATCACCAGCTGGACGTGATAATTCCAAATACATATTCATACGTAAGAAATTAGGAGGACAATATAATATGCCGTAAACACTAATAGCTTCCTTCTGAACACGATTAAAAAGTGGTTTTTCTAAATAAGTAATATCAGCTACAGGTATGAAATTAACATATACTTTGTAAGTTCCATGATGAACGCCTGATTTTGCCTCCACCTCTTGAAACCCTGCTTCGTAATAAATATTAGCCAATTTTTTTGCGTCCTCTAAAGCATCGGGAGAGTAAAAATCATAGTCAGGAATCTCAACATTCTTATCGTAGAATTGGTCCTCTAGAGGGAGAATATTATTAATAGCAGTACCACCATAACAAACGAGCTTCTTTTTCTTTAAGAAATCTTCTAAAATAGAGATGATTTTTTTAACATCAGGGTCACTAGTAATTTTCAGTCCCTTACGTTTTTCAGCTATATCAATAGCATTTCTTAATATATCAATTTCCTTTTCTTCAAGGGTTAATTTTTTATTACACGTGGCCATAAATAATATATATTATCTTGTGATAAAAATAATATACATTTTGAAGAAATTCATAGATTTATGTTTATGATTATGATTATGATTATGATTATGATTATGATTATGTTTGCCTTGATACGCGATTACACACTAACAGAATAGTAATCTGTTTTTGTTGTTCGTGTAGTATAAGAATTTTCGGGAGATTGGGGTTTTGGTGTAGGAATAGTAACAGGTACAAATCTCAAATGTTCGGGTTTAAGAGCAAACGCATGACCTACCTTGTCAAAATATAGATCATAATACTCCATATTTGCGTCAAAATTTTGAAAACACATACCGACCCATTGACATCCATAACTGAAAAACAGAGCAGAGGAAACATTTTTATTGGAGGCACTTAAATCAGGCATAGTAAAAGACATGTTTTTCTTATTAAATTCAATGAGTTCATTTGAATCAGGAGCATACTTTACATCATAACCACGTAGTCCTTTGAGGAAAACAGATTTAGATGCTATATTTACATACTCTTTAAGAGGTGTGTTTTCGTATAACGGATTTCCACGATCTATTGAAATAATAATTTTATTCACAAAGTTAGTTAATGGTTCTGCTCCTAAATTGTGCCCATCATATTCATAACTATATTCTTTACCTAATAATTTAGGACCAATGGTTGAATAAATAGTGTCGGCCATTTTTTTGTAAATTTTTTCATTATTGCTAGAAATTCTGAAGTGTAAAATTAAAGGATCATTCGGGTTAGGACATGAACCACCACTAAATGCATAACTATTTACTATTTGTAATGCCTGTTTTAAATGAATATCATTATATGTTTGTTTAACAGTGTAATTATTAACAGATGATGTTGCGATTACAGGTTCGTCATCAAGTGAATATATTTCAAAATCCAATACACGAGCCCCTTGTTTAATACAATTTTTTAAAGCACACTCACCAACCCAGTCATTTTTAAATTGTCCACTACAACAACAATTATAGGCTGTTTTAATATAATAATCTCTTAACTTGTATTGGTAGGTTGCGTCGTTGACATTAAAGGATGAAATGGCGGGAAAAGATGAATATATACTTTCAATATTATCACAATTTGTTTTTCCAAGATTCATTTTATGTATAATATAATAGGATAAGCCGATAATCATAAGAACGATTAGAATATACAGACCGTATCTAATAGTAGTAGCTTTATTTTTCATTAACTCGGAAAACTTATTTTTCATTATATTTACGTTATCCATAGATACTTATACTATCGTATGAAAAAATATTTTACAATATAACAGTAAGTTAAATATTTATAAATGTAAACAGTTAAATATTTATTATTAATGTATTCTAATAATATATATAAATGCCAGGAGGATTATTAAATTTGGTGGCTTATGGAAATCAAAATGTATATTTAAATGGAAATCCGTCAAAAACTTTTTTCAAAACAACGTATAAAAAATACACCAACTTCGGTCTCCAAAAATTTCGCATAGATTTTGATGGTCAAAGACATTTACGTACGACAGAATCATCTAAATTCACATTTAGAATGAAACGTTATGCCGAATTATTAATGGATACTTATTTAGTTGTTCAATTACCTACTATTTGGAGTCCAATTTATCCACCACAAGATTGCTCTTCTAATTGGGCGCCTTATGAATTTAAATGGATAGATAATTTGGGAACACAAATGATTGAGGAAGTGGAAATTTCGGTAGGTGGTCAAACATTGAACCGCTATTCGGGGGCTTATTTATTAGCCATGGTTCAGCGCGATTTTTCTACCGAGAAAAAGGCACTATATGATAAGATGACCGGTAATGTGAGTGAATTAAATGACCCAGGAAATGTAGCTCCTAGAACAAACGCTTATCCAAATGCTTATTACACAACTAGTAGTCAAGGACCGGAACCGTCTATTAGAGCCAGAAAATTGTATATCCCTATTAATTTTTGGTTTACAATGGCTGCGAAAATGGCTTTCCCTCTAGTAGCTCTTCAATATAATGAATTAGAGATAAATATTACTTTAAGACCTATCCAAGAACTGATAGTTATACGCGATGTAAAAGATCAAGCAAATAATTATCCCTATATTCAACCGAATTTTAACGACTCGTTACAACAATTTTACCGATTTTTACAACCTCCACCAGATATTTCATTAAATACATTATCTTACCAAGATAAGAGAACAAATTGGAACGCAGATATTCATTTGTTATCTACCTACGCATTTTTAACAGAGGAAGAATCAAAGGTATTTGCTGCTCAAGAACAAAAGTATTTATTTAAGTCGGTTTACGACTGGAAATTCTTCAATGTTACTGGTAGTCAGCGTGTCAAACTAGAAAACGCTATGGGTATGATATCTTCATGGATGTGGACATTCCAAAGAAGTGATATTAATTTGCGAAACGAATGGAGTAATTATACAAATTGGCCTTATAAAGAATTGCCAAATGATAGTACATACGCAGATCCTTCGGGTTATTGGACCGTACCAGATTGTCCGGGAGGTACAAATATAGGTCCAGGATATAACCCATTAGAGAATCCTATGTTTGGACAT